CGGCCCCTCTCTACCGCGGAGCAGGCTACGGCGGGGGCGTTGCTAGACGACGCCTCGGTCATTATCCGTGCCGAGGTGGCCGGGGCTGACGAAATCGCTCCGGAGATCACCCGGCTCGTGGCCTGCGCGATGGTCAAGCGGGCAATGGTCACGAGCAATGTCGAAGGCTTCTCGCAGGTGCAGAACACCGCGGGGCCGTTCCAGCATGGCGGGACGCTCGCCAACCCGATGGGCAACCTTTACCTGTCGAAGCAGGACCGCAAGATTCTCGGCTCTAGCGGGCAGGTTGCATTTTCGATCGACCTTGGATCGTACGATGACGCAGAGGTGACCCCGCTGAACTGGTGGGAGTTGAACCTGTGAGCGCCTACCCCATGCCCCTTTCGGTAGGCGTCAAGGTCTACCAGGCCGGCGCAGTCGACGACCTGAATGAGCCTGTCGACGCCTGGGCCGCTCCGATCGCAACGCCCGTCTACGGATGGGCGCCTGCTGGTACCGGAGAGCCATTCCTTGCCGGTCGTGAGGCCGTCACATGGGATCTGGACCTCTATGTACCCCCCGGCTTTTCCGTTGCCGCCAAGGACCGTGTAGAGGTCGGCGGCGTCGAGTACAAGGTCGAGGGCGTCGTCGAGCAGTTCAACTCCGGCCCGTTCGGCTTCGCTCCGGGCGGCCGTGTGCGACTCAAGCGCGCGGAGGGCTGATGGCCACCCCCCGGATCAAGTGGAGTCGCAAGGCGTTCGCGCAGATTCGGACACTCCCCGCGGTGCAACGCCATCTCCGCGAGATCGGCAAGAGGATCGCGGCCGATGCGGGTGAGGGTGTCGAGGCGCGCTCGAGTGTCGCGGGCGGTCGTAAGCGAGCCCGTACAGCGGTGGTCGTCACGACTGCCGAGGCCGCCGAAGAGAACGCGAAGCACAACACGCTGCTGAGGGCGCTCGCCAATCACGACAAGGGGTGACGCATGGAAGCCGTGTCATTCCCCAAGGTCGAGGCCGCGCTGATCGCGTTCCTCAACGCCGCATTCGTCGCCCGATCCCAAGTGGCCCGAGCCGGCGTCACGGTGCCGACAGCCCGCGGCCCGTTCGTGAAGATCACTCGCATCGGTGGCACTCATTCACTCGCATACGACGAGCCGATGGTCACTTTCGAGTGCTGGGACACCTCGCAGTCGAAGGCTGGCGACCTGGCGAACCTGACTCGTGCGCTGGTCGGATCGATGGACACCGACACCGTTTGGTATGGCCGCGAGGTTGGCGGCGTGGCCTACTTCCCCGACCCGCTGTCGGATGACCACCGCTACCAGTTCACGGCGCTCATGCGTACCCGAGGAGAGGCGATCTGATGGTCACTCTGAGACACCCCCGCTGGCCGGACGTCACGCAGGAAGTCGACGCCGAGTGCGTGCCCGGTTGGGTCGCCTCCGGGTGGCTGGACGAGCGCCCCAAGTACAACAAGGGCGGATTCCTGCCGCCTGCTGTGCGGACAGTCACGGTCCCTGACAAGTGCTGCGGATCGGGCGTGTGCCTGACCTGCCCAGAAGTCAAGGTCGCCACTGCCCCCAAGCCCGGCCCCAAGCGCCGGACCAAGAACCCCTCGATCGGCGACGACTGAGGTAGCACCACCCCTTCCATGAGGCCGCGCAAGACCACATGGAGGAACCATGGCTAACCCCTCAGTTGCAAACGTCGCCGCCGGTAAGCCGATGGCGACGGGTGGCGTTCTCGTCGCCCCGCTGGCTAGCACGCTCCCGACCGATGCGAAGACCGCCCTCGACGCCGCGTTCAAGGCGCTCGGGTACATCGGCGAGGACGGCCTCACCGACTCCGGTGAGCGCTCGACGGACAAGACGAAGGCGTGGGGCGGCGACATCGTCCTCGTCTCGCAGACCGAGTTCTCGCAGACGTACCAGTTCAACCTCATCGAGGCGACGAACGCCGAGGTGCTGAAGGTCGTGTACGGCGATGCCAACGTGACCACCACGCCGGCTACGTCGAGCACCGGGACGCTCCAGTCCGTGAAGGTCAACGGTGACGAGCTGCCCCGGAAGACGTTCGTCTTCGAGATCAACATGGGTCAGGGCCGTAAGCGTCGCATCGTCGTGCCGAACGCCCAGGTGACCGAGGTTGGCGAGCGCACCTACGTGGACGGCGCCCCCGTCGCGTACCCCGTGACCATCGAGGCCTTCGAGGACTCGACCGGGAACAACGCCTACCAGTACGACGACGACGGCAAGTTCACCGCCTGAGTCCACTAGACCCCCGGGGGCGGTGGAGTTCGTTGCGCGGCCTCGCCGCCGCCCCCGGGTTACCAACAAGGCCGCACACCACATACCAAGGAGAGCCGCGCAATGGCTGAGCCCCGCAAGCCCCAGGACCACAAGAAGAAGGCCGAGAAGAAGGAGGCCCCCGGGCCCCGGTTCTCGTTCGAGCATGACGGCGAGACGTACACGTTCGAGACCGACACGGTCGACGTGCTGACCCCGGGCTTCATCCGCAAGAACCGGCACGACGAGGGCGAGATCTTCTACGGCCTCGTCGAGCAGCTTGCGACCCCTGAGCAGCTCGAGGTCATCGACGGCATGACGTTCAAGGAGAACGCCGTTCTCCAGGTCGCCTTCATGACCTACATCCAGGACCTTATGGGTGTCGAACTGGGGGAATGACTGCGCTCATCGATTTGATCGATGAGCACGGACCCGCGCTCGAGTATGACCTTATGCGCTGCGGGTCGCGCCTCCGAGACTTCCCGGACAACGGGGTCTCGTGGCGCGATCTGCTCATCCTCGTGGAGCAGGGCCAGAAGGACAGCGCGTCTGGCCTCTGGCGTTCACTCAACCCGGATTGGCAATGGGGCACGGCAGAGATGCTACAGGCGCTCATCGTAGACGAGCTTCGGTATCTCCAATACATCACGCTTGCGGCGCACGGCGATAATACCGCCAAACCCCCGAAGCCCATCCAGCGCCCCGGCGTAACAGATGACACCGTGAAGCACGGTGACAAGGCGTCCAGTCTCCCGATCGACGAGATGGCTGAATGGTTGGGCGGCGAGTTCGCGGCGCTCAACAACTGAACAGGGAAGAGGTGCGCGATGGCGTCTGGCGTCGAGCTCGGAACCGCGTACCTCTCCCTGGTCGCCTCGACCTCGGGTCTCGCCCCGTCTGTCCGCAAGGGCCTTGGTGGTGCGGAGAAGGAGGCGAGCGCTTCCGGAAAGCTTGCCGGCAAGAAGTTCTCCGGCGGCATCGGGGGTGCGATCAAGGGTGGGGCATCGCGACTTGTCGCACCGCTCGGAGCGGCCCTGGCCGGCGTCGGCGTCGCGAAGTTCTTCTCTGACTCCGTTGCGTCGGCGTCGGACTTCCAGGAGGCCGGGACGAAGATCGAGGCGATCTTCGGCAAGGGCGGCGGGGCGGTCCAGAAGTTCGCGAAGAACGCCGCCACAGACATCGGGCAGTCGACGAACGCGGCCCTGGATGCTGCGGGCACGTTCGGCACCTTCGGCAAGTCTGCGGGGCTGTCAGGCAAGGACCTGGCGAAGTTCTCCACAGACTTCGTGGGCCTGTCCACCGACCTCGCGTCGTTCAACAACACGACGCCGGAGCAGGCGGTCGAGGCGATCGGCGCGGCCCTGCGTGGCGAGTCTGAGCCGATGCGTCAGTACGGCGTTCTGCTGGACGACGCGACGCTCCGCCAGCGCGCGATGAAGCTCGGGCTCATCAAGACGACCAAGGAAGCCCTGACGCCACAGCAGAAGGTGTTGGCGGCTCAGGCTGAGATCTACGCGCAGACGAAGGACGCGCAGGG